AGCCGCTAAGCTTGCTTCTGAGGTTAATGAGTTGAGATTTAAAGACGATGCTTTTGCTCAAGGACTTGCGGATAAAAAAAGAGAAAAAGGAAAAGCAATATACGGCGCTTTAACTCAAGAAGGTAAAGATATAACTAATGAATATTTAACAGGAAAAAGAAAATTAACCAACTAAAAAATAAAATAATATTATGGGACATTGCACAGGATCACCAGCTAAAATGGAATCTGCAAAACAAGAAAGAAAAGATTTAATGCAAGACATGCCAGTAGACAAAAGAGCTTCTGCAATGCAAATGGGTTATGAGTCGCCAGCTAAGATGGGTCATGAATCTCCTGCAAAAATGAAAGGTTCTTGGATGTCAAAGCATTCACAATCTGCTTTTCAAATGGGACACAGTCCAGCTGAAATGGGACATAAAGGATCACCAGCTGAACACAAAGCTAAAGGACATGAAAAACTTGAAGGTGGATTTAAAATGTATGATAAACAACCTCACACTTCTAGTTCTCATACAATGAAACCTAAATCTGCTGCTAAAATGAAGTATGATTCACCAGCAGGAAAGCACTGCATGTAAAATAAACAGTAGGGATCTGTAAAACCCAAGTCAAACATAAACATTAACAAAACCAAAAACAAAAACAAAATGGCAAAATTTATCGCAATTAAATCTTCAGGTACTGGATTAGCAGGCGGAGATATATTACTAGGAGTAGAAGGAATTATTGGTGTGAAAGCTGCAACAGTAACTACAACTGTAGTTGATTACGAAGGCAAAGCAGCAACAATAACTCACGGAACTGTAGGAACAACTCCTTCAGTAAGAGATGCAGTTAACGCAGCACTAACAGCTAACCCAGGTGGTGTTAAAGCTAGAGTACAGTTACCAGCAGGTATTACTGTAAGCCAAGTAGTAATAGCATAATTATGAAATCAAGAGGTTTAGGAGACAGCGTAGAGAAGTTTACTAAAGCTACTGGTATTAAAAAAGTAGTAGACACAATGAGCAAGGGACTAAACATCCCTTGTGGTTGTGCTGCTAGAAAAGGTGCGTTAAATAAAATGTTTCCTTATAAATAACAACTATGGCTTTTAAACTTAATAATCCTCCATATACAATAGACAACACTCCAATATATCATGTAGATATGGAAGACGGGGTTATGGGTAAAGCCAATAACAACGGCACAATTATTATAAATAAAGACTTAGATCCTAAAATGCTTGACAAAGTTGTTAAGCACGAAATGGTTCATATAGATCAAATGAAACGTGGTGATTTAGATTACGACGATAAAAACGTTTACTGGAAAGGTAAAGTTTATCCAAGATCTAAAATGAACGAAGGAGCAAAAAAACTACCTTGGGAAGCCGAGGCTTATAAAAATGCCTAAGAAAAAATTTAAAGATACTAAAGTCGGTCAGTTTCTACTAGGAAAATCTGGAGTATTAGATTCATTAGCAGATGTGTTACCAGATAAAGGTTTGTTAGGTGTTGTAAAGAACTTAATCGATAGAGATGAAACTTTACCACCACCTGATAAAGAAATGGCTTTAAAACTATTAGAACAAGATATAGTTGAAGCTCAAGAAGTATCAAAGCGCTGGGAAAGCGATATGAGTTCAGACTCTTGGCTTAGTAAAAATACTAGACCAATGAGTTTAATATTTTTAACAATAATGACTATAGCTTTTATATGGGTCGATAGTCATGGTTATATAGATTTTACTGTAGAAGAACAGTGGATAAACCTATTAAAAACATTAACAACAACTGTGTATGTAGCATATTTTGGTTCACGAGGCGCAGAAAAGTTTAAATCAATAAGTAATAAATAAAACAAATGGCAAGTAATCAACCAACACAAGCTTTAAACGTAGTACCAAGTGATACTATTAATATACCAGAGCCAGATGCTTATATAACAGGAACAAAAAATAGTACAGGTACAACTATTACAGATGCTTCTGCTAATTTTCTAGGTGTTTCTAATCCAGGTAATACTGGTTATTCTAACAGAGTATCCATAGGAGACGTGGTGTATGTGAATGACACTGCGACACCAGGCTCAGCGGTAACAATAGTAACAGTAGTATCTGTAACAGATGACAATAATTTAGTAGTTTCCGCAGCAGTACCTACTGGAAGTAGACCTTATGAAATATATAGATCTAATGCTGGACCTAGTGACAGCGAAGGATTTAGTTTATTTGTAGGTGACGGAGGAACTAGTTCTAATATAGCGGTAGTACCTGCGTCAAGCGATCAAGTGGTTCTATTAGAAAACGTACCTGATTCTTCATTTATACCTTTACAAGTAAAAAGAGTAAATTCAACTGGCACTACAGCAACAAAAATAATAGCATTAAGATAATATGCCAACTATACTAGGTAACGCAAACGCTATACTAGCAGTCCCTTTAACTATAGCAGGTGGTGGAGGTCCAGTTAAACCTGTAGAGTTTTTTATACTTGCAGAAAACGGAGACAAGTGTATAACAGAAGTTGGTACTAATTTTATGGTACAAGAAATAGCACCTTAAATAAATAAAAATATAAAATGGCAAATATAAAATTTTCAGCTTTTAATACAGAAACAGATGCAGCTAATGTAGATTTTCTTGTAGGTTATCAAGGCACAACAATGAAAAAAATAGCACCTGGTAATTTAGGTGTTTATCCTTTCTTAATTGATACAGCTTCACTGTATTCTGGTTTTGTACCTACAGGTTTATCTGGAAATCCACAAGGTAATACAGTTTTAGGAATAAGTGCTGGTAATTCTTTAACTAGTTCTATAGATAATACTTTAATTGGAGATAGTGCTGGTAAGTCCATAACAAACAACACAGTTCAAAACGTTATGGTTGGCGCACACGCGGGCGAGTTTAAAAGCGTAGGGTCTCAATCAGTTTTAATCGGATATCAAGCTGGGCAAAATTCTAGTGGTGGAGCTACTGTGTTGATAGGCTTGGAGGCTGGTAGGTTTACTACTGCCGGCAATACAATAGCTATTGGAGATAATGCAGCCAGAACAAATCAATCATCTACTCATTTATCAATAGGTGCTACAGCTGGTTACTCAAATACTACTGGTAGTGGAAATACAAATATAGGTCATCAAGCTGGATCTCAGATTACCACTGGAGCTAATAACACGAATCTAGGCTATCAAGCTGGAACAAATGTAACTGGTAGTAATAATGTTTTACTTGGTTATAGAGCTGGAAACGATTCTGGACCTTGGAATAATACTATAATAATAGGTCATGACGGCGTAACAAATCCAATTGGACAAAGTAATTTTATTGTATTAGGTAATTCAAGTCACACAACTTTACAAATTCCGGGCATTCAAAGTGGCGCTTCTGACGGAGATGTTTTAACATTCAACTCAAGTGCTGGTAAATTAGAATTACAAGCTGCTGGTGGTGGAGGTGCTACAAGTTTAAATGGTTTAACAGATTGTTTAGTTGACGGAACATCAGTGTATGTTGCAGAGGTTCCCGCTAGTTTAAGTGGTAACCCAGGTAGTAATACAATATTTGGAATAGATGCTGCTAACGCTTTAACCACTGGGGGATCAAACACGTATATTGGTCGTGAAGCTGGTAAAAATGCTACTACACAAACCTTTAATACAGCTGTAGGACTAGGCGCGCTAACATCTGGTGGCAGCACTAGTAGTAGTGAAAATACCGCAGTAGGCGCATCCGCTGGAAGTGGGTCAACAGGAGGTAGTAATGCCTTCTTTGGGAACAGCGCGGGACAAGTTTCAGGCAACGCATCTAGAAACACTTTTTTAGGCTATAAAGCTGCTATGTTTAATTCTTTTAGTGATTCTGTAGCTGTTGGTTATTTTTCACTTCAGCAGAATTCTGGCAATTCTGTTGCAGTTGGTAAGTTTGCTGGCAGAAACGCGCAAGCAACTGGTCACATTTCAATAGGTTACGAAGCTGGTTATTCAAATACTTCTGGAGGAAGTAATACAAATATAGGTTACCAAGCTGGGTATTCAAACACTACTAGTGCTAACAGAACTGTTATGGGCTATCAAGCTGGAAAGTTTAATACAGGATCTGCAAATGTATTTTTAGGTTCAAGTGCTGGATTAGGCGTATCAGGATCATCTAGTGGTGGTACTAATGTTGGTATAGGTCACCAATCACTTCAAAGTCATACTACAGGATCGAATAATGTAGCTATTGGCTTTAATTCACTGCAGCAAATAACATCAGGTAGTTTTAACACAGCTATAGGTGATCAAGCTGGTTATAGTGCAACAATAGGTAGCAATAATATAAGCATTGGGTATAGTGCTCAACCATCAGCTTTAAATGCTTCAAATCAAATAACTTTAGGTAATTCAAATATAACCCTTTTAAGAATACCAGGTCTTGGAACTACAGACGGACACGTACTTACTTATAGTTCATCTTCTGGCGGTATTGTTTTAGCCGCCGCAGGTGGTGGTGGAGCTTCTAGTTTAAATGGATTAACAGATTGTTTAGTTGATACAGACAGTTTATACGTAGGAGAAGTACCTGCTAATTTATCTGGTAATCCACAGGGAAACACAGTACTAGGTATTGATGCTGGAAATTTTTTAACAAGTGGTGCTAGTAATACCTTTATAGGTAATGATGCTGGATTAAGTGCAACAACCGGAGGTGAAAATGTAGCGATTGGATTTGAGGCTGGAAGAGGCATAGACACAGACAGTAATGGTATATTTATTGGATATCAAACAGGAAGAGCTTCTGGTAATCATACAAACACCATTGCAATTGGTAGCAGAATTTTTTCATCTAGTGTAGGCGCTAGTTCAACTGTAGTAGGTACTTATGCTGCTCAAAATGGAAATGCTCAACTAGCTTGTTATTTTGGAATGTACGCAGGCTGGAACAACTCTTCAGATAAAAGTATAGCAATAGGTTATCAATCTATGTGGCAAGGTGGTAGTTTAAGTGATGGATCTGTAGGAATAGGTTATGCTGTGGCTAGACCAAACACCGCGGCTGGTCATATATCAATAGGTTATGAAGCTGGTTACTCTCAAACTTCGGGAACAGATAATACAAATATAGGCTATCAAGCTGGTTACAGTGGCACAACTGCAACTTATAGAACAATGGTAGGTTATCAAGCTGGTTACGGAAATACTGGTACTCAAAATGTATTTGTGGGTCAGAGATCTGGAACTGGTACTGGTGCTGGCGCTAATAATGTTGCTGTTGGTTCAAATACTTTAAGAGGTAATAATGCTGGTTCAAATAATGCGGTTTTAGGTCATCAAGCTTTAATATATACTACTGGAGGTAATAATACAGCGGTAGGTTATCAAGCTGGAGATTCAATTACTACTGGTAGTAATAACACTGTAATTGGATATGATGCTGACGCAAGTTCAGCTACCGCTACAAACGAGATTACTTTAGGAAACGCAAGTGTAACAGCCTTAAGAATACCAGGTTTACAATCAGGTGCTTCTGACGGAGATGTTTTAACTTTTTCTTCAGGCACAGGTTTAATTACATTAGCTGCTGCTGGTGGTGGTGGTGGTGGTTTAACACCATATGCAATACCATCTGGTAAAAACGCTATTTACGCAGGTTTTGTACCAGCTTCAGTAACAGGAGCGCAAAACGTTGTTTTAAGTGGAGGAGACACAGGAACTAACCTAACTACAGGCCAAGACAATATTTTAATTGGATATAGAGCTGGAGTTGCTATTACAACAAGTCAAAGCAACGTGTGTATAGGTAGTAGAGCAGGACAAAGTTTAACAACAGTAGGTTCTGGTTTTTCAAATACTATAATTGGTACAGAAGCTGGAGGTAACACTTCATCAGGAGCTACGGCCATTGGTTGGTTAGCTGGAAATAGATCAAATACTGTAAGTGTTGGAGACCAAGCTGGTAGATCTGCTTCTGGATCTGCAAATTTATCTGTTCATATAGGAAGCAATGCTGGGTATTCAAATTCAGGAAGTACCTCTATAATGATTGGAGCACAAGCTGCTAGAAATAACTCAGTCGATGGACACACTTCAATAGGCTACCAAGCTGGTTTTTCTCAAACTTCTGGCGCAAGTAATACAAATATTGGTTTTGAAGCTGGATATTCTAATACAACAGGTGGTCAAAGAACTTGTATTGGTTGGCGAGCTGGAAAATCTAATACCGGCGTAAGTAATACTTTTATTGGTAGAAGCGTTGGGTCTGTAGCTAGTGCTAATTCATCTAACGTTGCTATCGGATCAAATTGTATGGCTTTTGGCGCAGTAGGTTCACAAAACGTAGCTATAGGTGTGCAAGCGGCTCAAAGCGCAACAGGTAATTATAATGCAATAGTAGGTATGCAAGCTGGGCAATATATGACAAGTGGTAATAATAATACTTTAATTGGTTTTGAAGCTGGTAGAAATGTTACAACAGCTGCGCAGAATACATTTTTGGGTTATCAAGCTGGGGATGCTCTAACAACATCTTCGGATAATACTTTTATTGGCGGTGGTGCTGGAACTAGTGCAAATGCGAGTGGTACAAATGGAAAAAACACTGGTGTAGGAAGAGCCGCATTGTCTGACTTAAGTAGTGGACTTAACAATACAGCTATGGGTTACAATTCTGCTCCAAGTTTATCTTCTGGAAGCAATAATGTTATGATTGGTTACCAAGCTGATGTTAGTACTGGTGCAGCATCAAATCAAAATAGTTTTGGTTATTCTGCATCTTGTAGTGGAGACAACCAAGTAACATTAGGAAATTCAAGTATTGGAACTTTAAGATGTCAAGCAACTAGTATAACATCCGTATCAGACGAAAGAGATAAAACAGAAATAGAAGATTTAGGTTATGGCTTAGCATTTATTGACGCTTTACAACCAAGACAGTTTGTTTGGGATAATAGAGCAGAAATCGATGGAGATGGTAATGAATATTTTAGTGCCAACAAAGGTAAAAAAGACTTTGGATTTGTAGCACAAGAAGTTAAAGAACTAGATAACGACACTTTAAGGCTAGTGTATGACGAAGATCCTAACAGACTTGAGTTAAGCTATGGAAAACTAGTGCCGATATTAGTAAAAGCAATACAAGAATTAAAAGAAGAAGTAGAAATTTTAAAATCACAAAATAATTAAAAAAATGTACAAAAACGTAATTACATCAGAAAACACACCAGACAGCCACAAAGATGTTATTGTAAATCAAGTAAATGATCAATTAGCAGAAGCTGCAGATTCTGAAACTACAGAAGAAAAGCTGCAATGCCTTAAAGATCATTTTCTTTGGTTACTATCTAACGACTTTTATAAAGACGAATGTAGCGCTGAGCAAGTAAGTGGTATGGAATCGTATTTACCTGCGGATTATGCAGATGGATATGAAGATCTACCTGAATAGTAGATTTACTAAAACATGAGTAACTATATAAATATAAAACAATTAACTTAAATTAAATCAAATGGCAAAAATCACAGAAGAACAATTAGAAACAATTGTTAAGTACCAAGACGAACTAACGGCAATATTAAATAATATTGGAGTTTTAGAAACGCAAAAGCACGCTTTACTACATAAAGTAGCTGAAGTTAACGAAGGCTTAGAAAAAGAAAAAGAAAAAATAGAAGAAGAGTACGGAAAGATATCTATTGATTTGAAAACAGGGGAATACACTGAGATCAAAGAAGAAGAGGATGCTCTTGAAGTAGTTGAGTAATGGATTCAGTTATAAGAAAAATCAGTATTGGTTCTGATTATAAAAACGAAGCTATGCATTATTCTGTTGGCCAGCAAGTATATGGTGGTCACGAAATAGCTTATATTTTATTTAATGACTCTGATAGTTCTTATAATATACACATAAAGAAAAACAACGAGGTATTGCCATGGAAGAAATTTAATTCTAACATGGCTATATCCGTTGAGTATGATTTAGAGTATTAATGAAGAGTCTATACGATTTTATCGTCGAACCAGTTGGCGATAAATACAGCAATACTGTTAACGTAGGTGATAAAAAATTAGTTGTAAATACTAAAATTGAAAACTGGAAATTTGTAAATAGGTTAGCTAGGGTTGTAGAAACCCCAGCTGCCTTTTCAACACCTATAAAGAAAGGTGCTATAATAATCATACATCAAAACGTGTTTAGAACGTTTTATGATATGAAGGGTGAAAAGAAAAAAAGCAGATCTTATTTTAAAGATAATTACTATTTCTGCGCAGTTGATCAGATATATTTATACAAAAATAAAAATAACTGGAAAACTATAAATAATAGATGCTTTGTAACACCTATAAAAAGCAGACAAGATCTAACGCTAGATAAAGAGGCAAGCCTTATTGGTATACTTAAATACGGTAATAAGTCCTTAGAGGCGCTTAATATAAACCCAGGTGATCTTGTAGGGTTTACTCCTAACAGTGAGTGGGAGTTTTTAGTCGATGATAAACGACTTTATTGTATGAAATCTAATGATATTGTAATTAAGTATGAATACCAAGGAGACGAAGAAGAATATAATCCAAGCTGGGCAAAGAGCAGTAGAGGAGTTGATCAAAGTAGCTAAAGAAGCTATTGTTGATTCAGATGATGATATATCAGCTGATAGACTTAAAAATGCTGCAGCCACAAAAAAGCTTGCTATATTCGATGCCTTTGAAATACTTAGTCGCATTGAAGAAGAAGAGAACTTATTAAACGATAAACCAAAAGAAGTTAAAGAAGAAAGAACTTTTAAAGGTTTTGCTGAAGGTAGATCTAAGAAGTAATGTACGAACAAACATTATATAAAGTATTAAAAGATCACGTAAAACCTAAAGTTTTAAATCGTATGAACCGTTATAAAAAATGGGAGTACGGCTATAACAAAGAGCATGATCTTATCGTAATAAGTAGAGACGGTATAATAGGTGATATATACGAAATACAAAACTTAAAAATAGCTTTACCTAAAGCTAAAAAAATACATAAGTTTGAAACTAATAAATGGGAGTATACGGAATACCCTAAAGTATTAAAAAAAATAAAGTCTGTATTTGATTGGGAAGAATATCCGTTAGACTTTAAGGAAAAATGGTATGATTACATCGATAATGAGTTCGTCCGCAGGGAAGAAGGCTTTTGGTTCTATAATAAGAATGTGGCTACTTACATTACTGGTACTCACTATATGTACTTGCAGTGGTCCAAGATTGATGTTGGGCAACCAGATTTTAGGGAATCAAACAGATTATTCTACATATTCTGGGAAGCTTGTAAGGCCGATCATAGGTCATATGGAATGTGCTACCTTAAGAATAGACGATCTGGATTCTCATTTATGGCGTCCGGGGAGTGCGTTAATATGGCAACCATATCAAGCGACTCTAGGTTTGGAATATTATCTAAATCTGGACCTGATGCGAAGAAGATGTTTACAGACAAGGTGGTACCGATATCGGTTAATTACCCCTTCTTTTTCAAACCAATTCAAGACGGTATGGACAGGCCGAAGACAGAGCTTGCCTATCGTGTACCAGCCAGTAAATTCACCCGTAAGAAGCTCGAGACCAACGAGACGCTACGTGAACTCGACGGGCTCGACACTACGATCGACTGGAAAAACACGGGCGACAACTCGTATGACGGTGAGAAACTCAAGCTCCTCGTCCACGATGAGAGCGGCAAGTGGGAGCGTCCGACGAACATCCTCAACAACTGGAGGGTCACGAAAACCTGCTTACGATTAGGTAGTAGAATTATAGGTAAGTGTATGATGGGTTCAACTAGTAACTCATTAGACAAAGGTGGAGACAATTTTAAAAAACTATACAATGACTCAGACGTTACGCAGCGAAATGCGAATGGACAAACTCGCTCTGGATTATATAGCTTGTTTATACCTATGGAGTGGAATTACGAAGGATACATTGATTCTTATGGACTACCTGTCTTCGACACGCCTAAAAAACCAGTTGAAGGACCGCAAAGTGAGATAATAGATCTAGGTGTAATAGAATATTGGGATAACGAAGTAGAAGGATTAAAACAAGATCAAGATGCTTTAAATGAGTTTTATAGACAATTTCCAAGAACTACTAAACACGCTTTTAGAGATGAGTCAAAAGAATCTTTATTTAATCTAACTAAAATCTATGAACAAATAGATTTTAACGAAGACATGCGTAATTCTATAAATATCACACAAGGTAGTTTTCAATGGCAAAACGCAGAGCAAGACACAAATGTTATATTTGTTCCAAATAAAAATGGTAGATTTAAAGTAAGTTGGGTGCCACCATCACATTTACAAAACAAGCGTTATAAGAAAAACGGCACTAATTATCCAGGTAATGATTTTATGGGTGCATTCGGATGTGATCCATATGACATATCAGGTACAGTAGATAAAAGAGGTTCTAAAGGATCTTTGCACGGTCTTACAAAGTTTTCAATGGAAGACGTACCGCCAAATCATTTTTTTTTAGAATACATAGCAAGACCTCAAACTGCTGAAACATTTTTTGAAGATGTACTCATGGCTTGTATTTTTTATGGCATGCCAATATTAGCAGAAAATAATAAACCAAGATTATTATATTATTTTAAAAAAAGAGGTTATAGAGGCTTTTCAATGAATAGACCTGATAGAAGATATAATAAACTTTCTATAACAGAAAGAGAGTTAGGTGGCATACCAAACTCAAGTGAAGATATAAAGCAAGCACACGCGTCTGCTATTGAAACCTACATAGAAACATTCGTGGGACTGAAAGAGTCAGGTTATGGTGATATGTACTTTCAAAAAACATTAGAAGATTGGGCTAAATTCAATATAAATAATAGAACAAAGCATGATGCTTCTATTAGTTCTGGATTAGCTTTAATGGCTTGTAACAAGCATAGATATTCTCCAGTAAACAAAATTAAATTAGAACCTGTGGATCTTGGAATAAAAAGATATGATAACAGGGGTAATTCATCAAAAATAATAAGTTAAATGAATATATATACTAACTCAAATAGCGCTTTTCCAAGTCAAGTAGTAAGCGATGCTGAAAAAGCAAGTTTGGAATACGGCAGCCAAGTTGCTATGGCTATTGAATATGAGTGGTTTAAATCAGGTAGAACTAATGGTAATAGATACCTAACTAACTGGAATAACTTTAACACACTAAGATTATACGCTCGAGGAGAGCAGCCTATACAAAAATACAAAGATGAATTATCTATTAATGGTGATTTGTCTTATCTTAATTTAGACTGGAAGCCAGTACCTATTTTATCAAAGTTTGTAGATATTGTAGTTAATGGTATATCGCAAAAAGCTTATGAAATAAAAGCTTACGCTCAAGATCCTAGCTCTGTTAAAAAAAGAACTTCATACGCTTCTAAGATGTATGAAGATATGTTAGCAAAAGAATATATTGAAAACATAAAAAACACATTAGGTATTGATTTATATCAAACACCAAATCCTGACGTAATACCTGAAACAGAAGAAGAGTTAGAGCTTCATATGCAATTAGGTTATAAACAAGCTATTGAAATAGCAGAAGAAGAAGCAATATCTTCTGTTATGGCTAAAAATAAATATAACTTAGTTAGAAGAAGATTAAACATGGATTTAGCAGTATGTGGTATTGCTGCTTCTAAAACTAATTTTAATACATCAAATGGTATAACAGTTGATTATGTAGATCCTGCGTATATGGTTTATTCATATACTGAAGATCCTAATTTTGAAGATATATATTATGTTGGAGAAGTAAAATCAATAACAATACCAGAACTTAAAAAAGAGTTTCCAAATATATCTGAAGAAGAATTAAAAAGAATACAAGCTATGCCAGGTAACAGACAATATGTTACAGGCTGGGGTGGTTATGACGAAAATACTGTACAAGTTTTATATTTTGATTATAAAACATACCATAATCAAGTATTTAAAATAAAACAAACAGATCAAGGATTAATGAAAGCTATTGAAAAGCCTGATACATTTAATCCGCCAGAAAGTGATATGTTTGAAAGAGTGTCTAGATCTATTGAAGTATTATATAGCGGTGCTAAAGTTTTAGGAACTGATACATTATTAAAATGGGAACTTGCTGAAAACATGTCAAGACCTTATGCTGATACAACAAAAGTTGAAATGAATTATTCTATATGCGCGCCACGTATGTACAAAGGTAGAATTGATTCATTGGTTAGTAAGTGTATTGGCTTTGCTGATATGATTCAAATAACACATTTAAAACTGCAGCAAGTTTTATCTCGTATGGTACCAGATGGTGTATATTTAGATATGGACGGCTTAGCTGAAGTTGATCTTGGTAATGGTACTAATTATAATCCTGCCGAAGCTTTAAACATGTATTTCCAAACAGGTTCTATTGTTGGTAGATCACTTACGCAAGATGGTGAAATTAATAGAGGTAAAGTACCTATTCAAGAATTACAAAGCAGTAGTGGTGGCGCTAAAATACAAAGTTTAATTACTACGTATCAATATTATTTACAAATGATACGTGACGTGACCGGACTTAACGAAGCAAGAGATGGTAGCTTGCCTGATCGCAATACGTTAGTTGGATTACAAAAGTTAGCAGCTACTGCTTCAAATACAGCTACTAGACATATAAATCAATCAAGTTTATATATAACTCTTAGAATAGCTGAAAACATTGCTTTAAAAATAGCAGATGCTTTAGAGTTTCCATTAACTGCAGAGTCATTGAAAAACTCAATATCTGCTTTTAATGTTGAAACATTAAGACAAGTAGAAGATTTAAACTTACACGATTTTGGTATATTCTTAGAATTAGAACCAGATGAAGAAGAGCAAGCTAAATTAGA